TGATCCTACCATGTTTCATAGTGATGGACCACATGTTTCGATCAAATATGAATTGGATGTGGAAAATCTCTTTTATATTCGTGACGACGTGCATCCCGTTCGTATCTTCGGTATGTGCACGTGTAGCTCTAAATTATTGTTTTGATGATAACTGGTATGTATGGTTGGTTCAAGGATCCACAATACCCGCCATGTTTTGGACTACTTACAATATGATATTCGACGAATCTAGTACCTCACAAAGAAAAATATGAGTATACGAAAATGAGTAGACAGGAAATCTATTGCGGTAATAACTTGTACGATGTTGCCAATAAACGGATCGGAACCCCATATGAATGTCTCAAAAAAGGAGTGGGACAGGGATACCGATCAGATTTGAGTAATTTTAACCCCAGATATCAGGCCATTATAACCGACAATATGTATTGCGGTACTGGTCCTCCACCAGTGGGTAAAGTTATGGGAACGCCTACTGCTTGTCTAAGGAAAGGCGTGGGTATCGGTAAAAAGCTCAGATACAATAAAAACATTGAGGATGGAGAGGAAGAGGACGAGTTGGATGAAAATACACCAACACTACTTCCCCAACGAGTACGATCGTCCGATATGATGATATTTCTCGTGAAATGGTGGCCAGTTATATTGGCTCTGTTAGTAGGCGTAGTTGCACTCATATTTAAAGCCGAATACACAGTCATTCTCCTCTCAATGATTGCGGTGTTGATAACTGGGTGGTTCATACAATCAGTGATGAATAAGTAATGACAACATTATTTGAATCTGATGCATAGTCAAGTATTAACATAAAAAAGTAATGTTGTTTACAAATCATCAATTACAGGCAATTGACGCAATCAAGAAGGGTAAAAATGTAGTAATCACAGGTCCTGGAGGTACCGGTAAAACATCCATCATTAACCATCTTTTTTCAATCAAAGACACATTGATGAACCCTGCCTATTACATGGGTATCACAGCCATGACGGGGGCTGCGGCAGTTATCATAGGTGGAACGACCCTGCACTCATATTTGGGTATAGGATTAGGGACGGATACTGAAGATGAACTTGTGAAGAGGATAATCGGATATTCGATGTTGGAGCGTAAATGGCGTGCCACAAAAATCCTTGTAATCGACGAGGTCAGTATGTTATCTGCGGATCTCTTCGACAAACTTAACAGAATTGCCAAGCGTGTTCGCAAACGAAGTGAACCCTTCGGAGGTATGCAGATAGTCTTAGGAGGAGACTTCCTTCAGTTACCATGTATAAATGGATCTTTTTGTTTTACGGGCAAAGCGTGGGATGAATGCAATTTTACAATCATTAGTCTCACGAAGATCCTGAGACAATCTAATAAAGATTTTCAAGATTGTCTCAATAGAGCCAGATTCGGAGAGATAACCGATATGGATCTTGAATACATCACTCAGAGTATCCCCAACAAAGAGAAAATCAATGAAATAAAGCCTACACGAATCTTATGCGAGAACGTGGACGTTGACAGAATAAACATGACAAAGCTCAATAAGCTACCAGTAGAAGAGATATACAGTTACAAATACAGCATCGAATACAACCATGATTACAACCCTCGATCTCATTGCTTCATGTTCAAAGATATAACTAAGATATGTAACGTGACACCGAAGCTATTACTTTCGGTGGGAGCTCAGGTAATGTTGTTAGTGAACCTAGACGTAGTAGACGGATTAGTTAACGGGAGTAGAGGCGTCGTTACGCGTTTCCATTCCGTTACCACCAGTATCAACGGAAAAGAGAAAGTTAAGTTCATACCGGTCGTCAAGTTTGTCAACAGAAAAACTGAGATGCTAGTGCATCAGCACATGTATGAGATAAAAGATGGTAAGTGTATTATTGCAACCATATCTCAAATCCCTCTTAAGCTCGCTTACGCAGTTACGGTGCACAAAAGCCAAGGTATGACTCTGGATTCTGCCATCATCGATCTGGCGGGAGTCTTTGCGTATGGTCAAGCATACGTCGCACTCTCTCGTGTGAAGGATATAAACAACCTTTTTATTAAAAACGTATCCAAATTATCATTCATTGCTCATCCAAAGGCTCTAGAGTTCTATCATCAACTAATGCATATCACTAACGGCCAATTGGACTAGCGATATAACTCGCGGTTCTAACATAATCATTTAGAACTTAAAGAAAATATTCGAAATATGTAAAGGAAAATGAGTTCAAATTCAAACACGAAAAAGAAAAATGAGACAGAAAGTGGAACTCAAATATATGGTTTTAAAATTATAGACAATGGTTCCAAGTGGGGGAGTAACGCGATACGTAATCCAGATGGTTCTTTTGAATTTGATGAGGAAATGAAAAAGAACCGTCCCGATGACTGGAATAAGATGATTGAAGAGCGAGTTGAATATTTGCACGATCGTGCAAATAAGCCTTACAAAATTCCCAAGAAGTGGGCAGGGGGTCGCACGCGCCCGTTATGAAGATATCTTCATAAAAATGGTAATCCAAAACTTAGGAAAGTTCACTTTTGGATTTATAATAGGTATGATGATAGAATGGGTTGGTATTTGGGTCTATAATAAAATAGATCCAAACGCGGAAAGTAATGTTAAACTCATTACATTGGTGTTGTTACAGTTATTCATCCTGTTTGGGATAATGGAGAAGCTCAACGTGATGAATGATGTTTATACACGCGTGGGAATGCTGTCATCTCAGGTATTTGTCTTCGATTACGCGATCAAGAGGTTGTATCCATTCAAAGATTACTTGAAACGATGATGGTAATTTTATCCTTGATGATAAGTTCATTTACCCCCAGGGGTAAATGATATAAGCGCTTTAACAAAACCATCACAGATTTCAAAATGGGAGAATTACTTATTGAACGGATTCCTCTTGAAGACTATGAACGTGTGCTTCCTATTAAGAGTTTTCCTCGTATGCCAACTTTGTACCTTGAGCTCCTCGAAAACAAAACTAAGGTACGAAGGGATTTGATCAACAAACTTTACATGCCCCCACCGCCTAAAACAGAAGACATTTCAGATGTTGTGACGGTTGAGAATATTGCTGAGCCAGAGCATATAGAAGAATCAGGTGGAGATGACTACACCAAGGAAGAATCGTCTCATGAACAAGTCATAGAAGACCAACTCAACACACTTCTCGGTGAAGACAAACAATCAACAGACACCCCTCCTACACTTCAAGAACTACAACAAAAGAAGAAGGTGATCCTCAATAATTACAACTACGCCGACGACAATGAAGAAACACAAAAGGAGAGGAATACTGTATACTTCAAGTACGAGGTCTTGAGAAGAATGCATCCCAATGCCAGCATTCCCGAATTCACAATGTACTCAGATCCCAAATTAATGTCACAAAAGTACGAAATGCTTACAAAGAAATTATCACTAGAATCGGCTGTTGATAATTGGAAACGGTACATGATTATCTTTGTCATGGGGTGTGAGGTTGCATTGGGTAAGATCAGCTTTGACATGGAAGGTTTTGCACAACAACAAATTATGTCCATGAACACATACGATCAACTATTGGTCGAGATGGCTGAGAAGAGTTACGTGCCTGTTGGAAGTAAGTGGTCCCCAGAGATTAGACTCTTCATGATGCTTACCATGAATGTTGTCCTCTTCGTAGTCAGTAAGATGATCTTCAAAAAGACAGGGACTAACCTGTTGGGTACTATCAACAACATAACCAACGTCACGGAGCGGAACATGAAGGAACCTGCAACGCCTTTGGCGACACATGTCGTGTAATTTAGAATTACCAAGGTTGTCCATAGTCCTCTAAAAGCTTTCCTTGGTCAGTAAAATATGAAGATTAACGGTAAAAACTTCAAAGTATACCTATCTGACACAGTGGATACTATTAAAGATAGAATATCAATATCCCTGAACACTTTACCTCAATACCTTGTGTTTGAACCTGAGCTCGAAAGTCCGGTGCAATCTGGTGATCTGGTAGTTGTGAATGCTCTTGCTCCTGTACTGAAATCAACTGAGATGAAATTTCCGGAAGCCATGATCAACTTTGACAAGGTTTCCAGGGAAGAAGCTGAACGTTTCTTCATAGCCACCCATAACATAAACACAACCGTCAAGAACGATACCGAGATGGACGCTATTCTGAGTTTTGTAATTACGGGACTCACCACGCTAAACGCTCAAACAATCTGGAAAGACAGGGTTAATATCAAACAAAAAATGAAAACCAAAATAGACAAACTCCGTAAAGAAGTAGATGATACTGTAAAATTATTTGAAGAGTTTGAGAATATTCCATCTATCGATACCGTAGAGTATGAGGTATCTATGGTTCGATTTAACATTCGATTCGATTCCACGTCACAAGGATTTATTACAGTCTCGGAGCTCTTTAATTCCATCACCGTTACGAAGACGACACCATACGCGAACATGGGTTCTTTCTACAAAGTATTTCACGACTTTGTACCGAATATCGATTGGCTTGAACTGGAGACACCTAACGTCATTCTTTTGAAGGTGGACGGTGAAAATACATCAAATGATTTCAGGCAATTCAAGAACAAATACAGAAAGTACACGGATGCAGCGTTTACAATAGTTAACAATGAAATCATTGCAACTTTAACTATGAACGTTGGCGACAGGAACGTCTCCAGAGACGTATTCATATCTAGAGTTTTAGAGACATTCCCAAACCTTAACATCAGTATGATCACACGCATAGACGAGAAATCTACAGGTGGTTTCATTACGTATCCTCGCCAAACTATACTCATACCAATATGGGCCGAACTCTGCATGAACAACCCTTTTTTTAACAGGATCGTCGCTCTGAATGAGACCATCAGAGCGTCTAAAATAAAGATGAACGCATACATGCATGTCATCAATACAAACGATATACTCAGTATCTCAATGAAAGAAACCGATAAGGCTAATATGTATGGCATGGAAGACGAGGGTAGTAACTTCATTCGTGTCAGAGTTAAAGCTACTACGATTACCGACTCGCTTAAATATCAAAAGATCCTTGGTAGACTTTTTACACTTTACAACAACAACAGGGATCTTATATTGGCAGAATATAGGATATATATAGGTCCAAAGTTCCTTAGAAATGAAGAGTCCAAACTAATCGTAAGACCTAGAAAATTGGAAAAACTAGAACTAAGAGTCATAGCCCCTGAAATCTTTTTACCAACATACTCCAGGAAGTGTCTCAAAAGACCTACTATCATCAACAGAGAACAAGCGAATCATTACAGAAGGACTAATGAGAAGCAAGTATTAGAGTTCCCTATTCACGGGGAGAGTATTAAACGATACTACGTATGCGAACACGAAACACATCCATTTCCTGGTCTGAGGGATAACACCCTCGAAAACAAGAAGAAGTTTCCGTACATCCCCTGTTGTTATACAAAAGATCAGAACAGAGAAGGAAGCAAATTCAGATACTACTACACACAAGAGAAAATGAGAGAGAAAAACAGTGCTGTTCAGGATATATTCATATCAGGTAAAACACTCCCTCCTGGGTTACCCGGTACGCTCCCTCCAAACATTCAAGAACTCTTCTCTCTTATCGAACCAAACCCAAAATATCAGTTTGTCAGAGTAGGCTCTAATGTCACCAATAGTTCGTTATTGGAATGCGTCATGATAGCCCTCAACGTACACAACATACAGTTTCTCAAAGTAGATGATCGAATCCCTGTAGTTGAACGCATGAGGCTAAAGATTGCCACTGAAGCAAACGCCATGGCTGCGAAACAAGAATTTTATGACTACCCCGTTGCCAGCATACTAGAGAAATTAGCTAATTCAAACCTAAATACCCTCGAATTCGGACATGTCCTAGAAATGGTTTTCAACTGTAACATTTTTGTATTGTCATCAAATGATAAGAATCCATCTGGTACGATGATCATTCCTCGACATGCCAAAGCGTACTATAAGATGAAACCCAATCACCGCACCGTCTTCATCTACCAACACGAAATAGAAGACTCGACCGAAATTCAATGCGAATTAATTACACGTACAAAGACACCGGACACAAAAGTCCTTAACAATATGGACACATCATTCTCATACTTTGATAAAGTCGTCATGAGAATATGGGAAATCTTCAGGGATATTAATAGATCATTCAGTCACAACACAATGCTTCCATCTATCTCAATACCGATACTAAACGTGAAGTCACAAATTGTTGATATATACGGAAAATGCAGAGTTCTCAATATCGATTTTAACGGGGTCATGATCACAATGGTATCTGACCCGTTACCTCCGTACAACGCTAATAATGCAACAAATGTTTACAGAGCATCATTGGCGACATTGAAAGATTTCGCTAGAGTAAACAAGGTAGTGTTTACTAAACAACGTGTAAAAGGAACTACTGTACGTGAAGTGACAGCGACTATGAGTAACATGAACCTGGTCGTTACATTCCTATGTAACGATGTGACAAGATTGGATGGTGTGTCAGTTGTGACAGACCCAGAGGAGTACGATGCTTTTCTGAAAACAGATGTGAATACGATAGTTTCACATTTTAACCACAACAAAAAGATAGCCAAAATTATTTACCAATACGGTCTCTACTTCATGTCACAATTCATGCACATGAAGGGATATACAACTGAACAATTAAATGAAAAACAACTTCTTCAATTCATTGAAGAACATACAATTATCAAGCCCGATCATAACTTCACGAGCAGGAACCTATCGTCAAAGTACTCGATTGATTCACAATTTGTAGACGAACGCAAGAAAGTAATAACGACATCTAAAGAAATGCTCGTGAGGCTAATATACATGCTCAGATTATACCAAAATACTCATTTTGACGAAATTATAGGATACAAGGATAGAATCCACATAGAAGGTTTCTACGATGAAATCTCTGATTTCGACGAATCACCATATCAGTTTGTATTGGACAGCCCTGGGGCTGTCCAAGGATTGGTTGATAGTTACAAAATTGACAACACGGTGACTCACGACGTAAGAATTAATCATGAACAACCATACTTCATCTATAATAACATAATTGGAGATCAGATATATCTTGTTCAAAATGTATCACCTGTATATGAAGAAATTGACGGTGATAAGGTTGAAATAAAGTCGGGACAACAAGTGGCTGTAGAGTTGGTGAAGTGTTGGGACCGATATGGGTACAATGCGTACTTTGAAGGACCTTTTGAAATTGAAGACGATAAACATGTTAATATTTATTCATACGTGAATGCAGAGGATATAATTAATTTGACGAAGTATATTGATGCGATCCCCGGAATGGTATTAGGATATTTAGTGAACGGAGAAGCTTTATACACGGCGTTAATGCCTTTATGATAAGAGTCTTATGATAAAATTCATAACCCCGAAGGGTTATGAATTTTAATGCACATACGTGCGTTGTTCGAATTGTATCTGTGTTCTTAGGTTATCTTCAAATTGAGACCCATACCGATTAATTCCTGATAAAGAAGCTTCGTAGCGTATGGCATGTTCTTCATCTCGATGTTCTCTTCTTGACATACATCACAGAACACTCGCTTGTCCGGAATATTACCACATCCCATACAAACAGGAATTACGTACTTGTCGCTCCTGTCAAATAGACATTCCTTCAGAATACGAGTAGATCCGTGACTGAGCATACAATCCTTCTCCATCTCACCAAATCTGAGACCTCCATCACGAGAACGTCCCGCTACAGGCTGATGAGTTAATGTATCCAAGGGGCCAGCTACTCGAGCATGGATTTTGTCAACGACCATATGTTTCAAACGTTGATAGAAGCACGGAGCCATGAAGATCTTACTAGGAATCGCCTCTCCCGTTCTACCGTCCATCATGATGGACGGGTACGTATTTATTCCTGCACGTTTTGCCCAGTTTATGAGTTCATCTTCGATATTTCTATGCTTGAACGGAGTAGCATCCATCTGAATACCCAGCTTGCAACCGATCATGTTGAAGCACATCTCTATCAACATATTGATAGTCATTCTGGAAGGAATGGCATGAGGGTTAATAATGAGGTCGGGCTTCACACCATCTTTGTCAAACGGCATGTCCTCTTCTGGGAAAATCATTCCACATGTTCCTTTTTGAGCAGTAGACGATGCGAACTTATCGCCAATCTCGGGGATACGAGGGATACGGATCCTCACTTTAAACACCCTGATTCCTTCATTGTTACGAGTGCTCAAAACTCTGTCTAGATATCCCTCCTCACCGTGTTTTATCACGATGCTGGTATCTGACATCTCAGCGACTCGTGAACCATCTTCCTTTTTGACCATTTTCTTCGTTATACGACCAATGATGACATTACCTTTTTTTAGGAAAGTATTCTTCTTCCAAACCAGACCATCTTCATTTAAGTGACTGTAATCATAGTTTCTGTTCCTGTACTGGAACTTAGGAAGACATATGTTCTCAAAGTCTGAATTGCCGCGTTTCTTCTCCTCTTCAACGATAGTTTTGTACGTTGTAGTCATGAATAAACCCCTATCCAATGATCCTTTATTAAGAATAATACTATCCTCCTGATTGAACCCGCTAAACGTCATGATAGCAACGATGGGATTTGCCCCGTGAGACATCTCATCGAAATGAAGAACGTTTACCATCTCATTCTTCGTGATAGGTTGTTGTGGAGTATTGAGTACATGTAAAGTCGTGTCATATCGCTCCTGATACGCGGTGCTCGGTATTCCAATCGCCTGTTTACCCATTGATGCCTGATATGCATTCCTGGGTGATTGAGAATGGTTAGAGAGCGGGATTACAGACGCCATTACCGCCATCATGGTTGCAGCAGGACAAATCTCAAGGTAGTCACAACGATTCTTCTTCAGATCCTCCTCGGTCATAGCCACGACAGACTGCTCCAATTCCCATGCATCCCTGAAAACAATCTTGTGTTCGTTTACGTACTCATTCCATGTTTTGCCTGGATCTTCTTTATACATGATGGTATTGCGAGGACCCAATGCAAAGAGAGGTCTGAGTAAGCGTCCCTCATCAGTCCATATATGGATTTCATCTTCTTCAACCAATCTTGATATGGACACGTTGTTGTCCAGTAAGTCTGAGCATCTAAACTCATTGAATTTCTTAACGAACCCGAACGATTGGTCGCATGAACCCACGATGCAGCCATTTACAAATATTAAAATACGTCCATCTATATCGTCTCGGAATATATCCATACCCTTAATAACATCAGTTGTCAGTTTGGGACATATATATGTAGAAATCTGGGAGGATAAGGCCAAATTGGAAACGAGACCTACGGTCTCTCCCTCAGGTGTCTCGTACGGGCATATGAATGAGAAGTGGGATGCGTGCAGTTGTCGGGCACTTGGAATTTTACCCTTTTTGCCAACAGGAAGCATGATGCGTCTGAGATGGGATGATCTGGCTCCATAGTTTTGCATTAAGAGGACCTGAGATACACCGATACGAGTGAACAAGGAACTCTTTTGAGTGTTCCAGTTCCCCGTCATGAAGGCTTGGTTCATGGAATGGGTGATTATTTTAATCTCCTTGATAATGACAATTGGGTCCGGGTTCTTCTTACTCTCCATCTGGCTCATCAATACTTTGATGAACTGTTTGAATAGGATCTGAAACAAAAATTCCATGAGGGATGATGTACCATCAATACGCTTATTGGATAAATTGTCTTTATCGTCAAGCATTCTGTTGTTGTACATAGAGTTTACCAGTTTCTTGATAATGTAACCGAGGTGTCGAGCCGATTTCTCAGGAGTGAGAACGCCGATGTGATAGAACAATTCTTTTGTCAAGATGTCTTTTACGTACGCGCAGTCCTTTGTCTCATCGGCGATATCGTTTGAGATAGACTCAATTGCTTCCTCCATTGTCACCTCCATGTTGTATTGGTGAACGAGTGAATTTACAATATCGGGGTTGTTAACACGAACCATTTTCCTCATGTCATCTTCGCTAACCCCTAGGGCTTTAAACACTAATCCGGCTGGTAGTAGTGATTTTGCTTTGATATAAGGCAGTGAAAAGAAGAGTTCGTTGGTAGTTGTGTTAATCTTGAGTTGAATGAGAATTGAATTACCTTTTTCATTCATACTTCTGATTTCGGCCATGTATCCGTACTTATCATCGGAAGTCTTGTCAACATATACTTTGTTATATGCGCGTCTCAATTGTCCAACCAGAACACGCTCTTTACCTTTGATGATAAAATAACCTCCAAAATCGTTAGCGCATTCTTGATTTGACTCTTTGTTGTTCTCTGTTAGTCTGCATGCGTTGGACCTTAGCATTACAGGGAGTTTACCAATAGAAACCTGTTGATGTTCCGTCTTCTTATTAGTCTCTATGTTAGTCACGGTGATCGATGCGAATATATTACCGTCGTAGTTGATGTTTCTCTTCCTTGCATCGCTTGGATACAATGGTGTATTGACGTAGTTTACGATAACTCCTTCTTTGACAATCTCTGCATCCTCGGTAGTTTCAATACAACTACCTATAGTGTTGTTCTTCACTACCCTGTCCTTGTTTTTCTTCATAAACTTAGGCTTGTCTAAATAGACATGATTGAATTCGACGCGCGTATTGTTAACCTCGATAAGTCGATCTCTTTTGACAATGACCTGCATGCCTCTGGTGATGAAATCATTGTAAGTATCGATTTGATGGTCTACGAAATGAGTCTGGTCGTAGAATTGTTTGATGAGTTTGAACCCGTCATCCTTCTGAGTAACAGGTAGAGACATATATGCCTCGTTTGGGATAATAGTACGAGTGTTATTCATATTTAGGTCCTTATTTTCATCCGTATTCTACTTATATACAAACTCAAATATTTTATCACATATGACTAAAAATGAACAGTAATAATATTATAATAATCATTCTAACGATTATTGCAGTATTGGCCATATACTCAGTCGCAGTTGGTGAAGGTTACTGCAATTGTACTGGCATGGATTCAAAGACTGATAGACCAACTTATTATGTTTACAAACCTACAGGAGACGTGAGTAACAACGGATGTGACCTCAATCAAGCATTCATGACTTCTGGGTCACCTGTTATTTACCCAGAACAGAACTTGGGCTGGCGTACTGGTATGCCATATGACTATTTTGAGAACAATATGACGAGTAATAACTGGACTGCTGGTTCCAACAACGCTGTTTTGCAAGTTTCCCAAAACAATATGGCCAAAGCGAGTCCTGGTCATAAGGGTGGTTATATGCGCAACTACGGGAGCCCATGCGGTGATCCTTCCACTATCCCGGAAGGCCTCAAGTTTATAACCGGTCCATCAGGTTACCCCAATATGCTTTCAGACGGCACACCTCAATACGAAGGTTCATCATGTAGCTTCTCAAGCCCATCTCGTTCGTCTGATGCGTATGACCTGGCTGTAGGTGTCTTGTAATGTCATAACCCCGAAGGGTTATGACATTTTATTCATTAATTCTATAAAATGTGTATGCCACTCCGGTAATCAATTGTTTTGCTTCCAAGTCGTCTACTCCTAGTATTTTCTTTGCATTTGTATCAATATATTCATTGATTAACGTCTTGAAGGAAGGTTTGTCCATCAATGGATCAACCCCTCTTTCCATAGCAATCTTGTTTATGTTTTGAATTAGATTTGCTTGTACTTCATCCAAAAGTGACATCTTAATCATAAGAGATGGATACTTTTCTGTGTCAAAGAATCCCTGGATCACTGACACCAAATGAGCACATACCCCAGTCGTACATACATTTATTCCCTCCAATATCTCTTCTTTTAATCGTTTCTTCATTTCAGTGAATGTTTTCCCTTGCTTCGTGTAGATGAATTTCCATACCGCGTTAAGCAACTCTAATAACTTCACGTCTCTAACACTACTAGTCTTGATGATTTTAATGAATGATTTCATGTCTTTACCTGGGAATATATCATCGAATACTTCATCCAAAAAGTCATTGACGTCTTCTTCCTCTCTCTTATTCCAAACAGGGAAAATTTCGTCGAACGTGTCCAAGACATTATTGTCCATTCTATTCCTCATCACATCATTTAAATCTTTTAAGATCTCGTCTCGTTCGAACCATATTAACTCTGCGTCTTTGATACCACTCAAATCAAGGTAAAATAACAATGTCTCTTCCTGTTTGTCCTCAAGAACAGACGTGAGGTAACGATTCGTGACGAGGAATATCTCTTCAAGACGTCTTCCCAGTTCACCCTTCCGAACCACGTGTTTCGGAAAAATGTAATCTTTCAGGGCGAACACAGACATGTACATGTCTGTGTGCTCCGTTTTGAATCTCAGAGATTCAAACCCGAGCTTCGTATCTTGTGAAATCCTATACGTCATCTTTCTCTGTAACTCTTGTTTACCATTGTTTCCTAATATGGTGACGGCTTCGGGGGGTCTATTGATAACGCTAGCAACCTTGTAAGTGATGGACTTCACATTGTCATCTCTGAAGACGTTAAATTTGTAACCATTGTTAAATGTAACAGTAGCCACCATTTCTTCAATTAGGGCTCTGGCTGCCGAAATGACGCTGTTGTTGATAGTGGTATTATGGATGTTCTGCGGGTCATTGTAGATTATTTTCATAGGTATTGGTTCTAATATCATGGTGGTCAATGGTGCGTTATCCATTATTTAATTTTTTCTTTTAATTTTGAAGCCGTTTTTTTCATATTTTAACCTCAGAGACTTAATCGTCATCATCGCTTATGAGATTTTTAGGGCGTACACGCTCCCATTTCTCATATTGGTGATCAATCCAATACGTGTTGATCTTCGCAAAGAACTGACGAACGTAATCAAAGTCATGCCGATTCAAGATAACAAAGTGTACACCTTTGATAGTGACGTGATGGTTATATTGTTTGAAGTACCTATCCATGTCTTCAAACGCGTCCTTTTTAGTTCCTGGATACTTTGTTATCTGAGGTATGAGTTTGGTAGTTGGAGGTACTTGTAGGAGTTGTTGTAATGAGACGAGTATTTCAATATTCTTAGCTTCAAACATAAAATTGAGAGAATAGAAGCATATATATCCACTACGCCATGGTCTCAGTTCAGGATGTTCCCCCCTGTAGTCAAGTACTTTTCCTATCACGATAAATTGACATTTCGTGCTAAACATGGCAGATGTTTGAAGATACTTCTGAAATGAAGTTGGCCGGGTATCGGGATCCTGATCATCGTACCAATTGTCAGGATCAATGTCATTTGTGTTTTGATATGTCAAATATGACCATATAGTGTCTTTCTCACTCATGTTTATTTAAATCACTTCAATTTGATCCGAGTTTTCAACTATTACCAGGTAACGTATGTATATAAGTATTACATATCCCCCGGGGGATATGTAATTTGAGATGAAATTGCCAATACCTTTTATTGGAAGAAACCAATAATGTTTGCTTTAACCCAGAATACTGGAATTAGGATCTGCGCCTTGCTTTTCTTGTCCGCGCAAACCCATTGATTATTGCGACGCGAGACTAAGTAGGTAGGGAAAATATTCTTCTTCTTAATCGCATCATTTGGCTTAAGGCATCCTTTGAACTGGCTTTTAAAACGATTAATCACATCTTTCAGTAAACATGTTTCTTCTCCATTGTATATGTGAACATCTATTAATGTACTGTCAATATCTGTGCTTGCTGTACTAAGCGTATCGGACATTCCTTCGCATGTATCACTACTTGTATCAAGTAGATCTGAACCACTTGCTTGATTAATATTCCAAGCGATTAATTGTCCATTGCGAGGACATGCACCACAGGTCTGAGAGCATGGATTACATGGTCCACCACAGCAACAGCATGTTCCATCTTCTTGTTCTTCGAGTATCATATCATCATAATCAAGCCTGTCCTGGTACTTTGTAATAATTTCCCATTTTTCATCGGTTGTGATTATATCATATTCCTCTAGTTTACCAAGACGATCGTATATATCGTCTACGATCTTAGATACCAAACAAGGTGAGTACGCACCGTTGTTTTCAAAGATCTTATGTTGATTTTGCGAAGTCAGGTCGATCGGGATTAGTCTGTTGTACTCATCTCTTACGCACGTGTTTCCAATTCCGAACATAAAAGCGAAGCTACATATTTTCATATATTGGGTCTTGATGGACTTCTTGGTGTCAGATCCAATACCCTCTTCTGAGATGAGAGCTGATAAGCTCTCATAGTTAAAACGGGAACATGATGCTATGCAGTAGCACTCTCGTCCCCGATAAGTAACCTTTTCCTCATCTGGAGTGAAGATACCAAATACCTTCATCTTTGTGATGATATCTTTATCATCACCAACTGGAACGAGTGTGAAATCAGTAGTATTCATATTGTTACTTCATTTTCTTCATTTCTACAATCTAAAATTCAAAAAATTATTTGACTTCAAAAAGATATACGGCTTTTGATAAACCTGGTGGAGGTGGAAGACCATAGGTGGGATCCGTTTCGGGTCCCACTTCATTTGGAAATACATTTGGAAATAGAAATCCTGAAAGAATTATTAGGTGGGATCCGTTTTTGGACCAAATAATTTTGTAAAA